CTTGAGTTCCGGAAAATTCCACCGCCCGCGACGGGCATCCAACAAAATAATGTGATCAGGGCCACCCTCCTCGGGCTTAAATACCCCCCAAGTCGTAATCGCACTGTAATCCGCAGTCTCTTTCTTCGAAAACGCCGTGTCATACGCCTGCAAAATGTAATCCAGCCGTGGAATCTTCTCCTTGTCCCAGTCCTGCCACCACTCACGTTTGATAATCGCAGATTCCGACGCCGTAGGCTGCTGCTGCCACTGCGCGTTCCATTTGCCAACAGGCAAAGACGCCTTGATCGACAACAACGTATCTTTGTCCCAGAACTCCGGCCATAACGGCTTATTACTGGGCATAATCGCAGGGAACTCTACGACATCCCACTGATCCGCCATCTTATCACCAGTCTGAGCCTGCAATAAACGACCAGTAAGATCCTTCTTACCCCAACGAGTCATAACCAGAATAATAGAACCCCCTGGCTGCAAACGCTGCCGTGGACCAGAGGTGTACCACTCATACGCGTTGTCGAACGCGCTCTCGCTTAACGCATCTTGCTCCGAATGCGGGTCATCAATGATGAGTAAATCCGCACCACGACCCGTAATGGCCGCTCCAACACCCGCCGCAAAGTATTCAGCACCCTTGTCAGTGCCCCACTTACCCGCGCCCTTGTTATCTTCCTTGAGGTTAGTCTCTGGAAAAACCTCTTTATACGCTGGATCATCAATCAAATCCCTTACTTTTCTACCAAACCGTACCGCCAACTCAGTGTTGTGCGTAGCCTGAATGATCTTTAACTTCGGATTCCGCCCCAAAAACCACGCAGGCATCAAATAACTGGCAAACTCAGACTTCGAATGACGAGGCGGCATATTAATAATTAACCGCTTTAACTCGCCCCTCGCTACCTGCTCCAACTTTTCCGCAATAACCCGGTGATGACGACCCTCAATGAAGTTCTCATACACATGATGAGCAAAAGGCATGAACTGATCATGCGCCTTTTCCCTCAAATCCAAGGTTTTCTTAGCCTCCGTTAAGGCTAAGATCTCTTTTAACGCTTCTTCAGGTAATGCCTGTAAATTCATTACCTAAACGGATCTATGTCCGTTGGCATACCAGTAGTGAATCTAGCATCAGGACCTGCGATACCCAAAAGGCCCCCGTATTCACTTGGCATAAATCCTCGATTCACAGGGCCTGTAATTTCAGGCATCGGCACAACCCCCGGAAACAACGGCGGAACCCCAACCGTAACAGGCATCTGCGTATAGTCCGGAGAGCCAACAACCGTCGGAACCTCAACCGGTTCAGGGCGTGTTAAATCCGGAAACCCCGGAACCACAGGAGGAGTTCCGCCAGTAACATCATCCGCTGGAACACACGCATTCGTCACCGTATCCATCCGATACCCCTCCGGACAAGGATCCGCAGCAGCAGGCAACGTGTACGGCATCGAGTCATCCCCAGCGGGGGGAGCGCCACCACCAAACATCTCTTCCTCCTGACGAGCTATACCTCGTCGCGTTGCCGCCATGTATTCTTCAATCTCTTCTTTCGTATATTTTCCAGAGTCCACAAGGTTTCTATACTGTTCTTCTAAAGATGTTAACGGACCCCCAGCGGTAATCCCCATTTGATAGTTACCAATAACACTACCAATAATCGGAATATTCCTAAGAGTGTCCATAATACCGCCACTCGACGGCCCCTGTCTACTCGTTAGTCCCCGCATACTCGCTGGGCCCACGTTATACGTCGGAACTCGTGCCGCAATTTCTCGCTGCCTTTCCGTCGAGGTCATGGGAGCTCCAATTTTCTTCGCAGCAGCAGCAGCAGCATCCCTTCCTGCTTGTCCTCGCGCAGCAGCCGCCGCTCGTGCCGACGCCGCCGCCGCAGCTTGAGCCGCCGCCGCCTGCGCGGGAGTTGGACCCTGATTAGAGCCCTTATCCATACGAGCCCTAGCCTGTGCTGTCGTTTCCTCCGCAGGACGAGGTCTATCATCACGTTGAATCTCTCGATCCATTGCCGCTTGTTGCCTTGATGCAGTGCTTTGGCTTCGATCCCGAGAAATCGTGCTCGGGTTATAACTACTGTTATAAACACGATACGCAGGAACTCCGCCCGGACCCGGCTCACCACTCCCACCATAAGCCCGCAATAAATCCGCCTCAAACGGGTTTATATACGCCAAATCATGACGCTGACCACCAATCGTCGTCTGACGGGGAACTCCGCCACCACCTTGAAACTTCTTCATTCGAGTTCTCCTTCAACTCTAAGCATAATAACCGCGCATCGCACCACCAAACGGACTGCTCTGCGGAGGCGTCGGATAACCACCCATCGACGGCATCGATTGCGGCGGACCATATGTCGAAGGCTGCGGATAAAAGGAACCTAGTCCACCACCGCCCATGCCCATCATAGGATTAAAACCACCGCCCATGCCCATCATAGGATTCATTCCCATAAACGGACTGTAACCACCCATGCCCATGCCGCCCATCATAGGATTAAAGCCGCCACCCATGCCCATCATAGGATTGTAACCGCCCATGCCCATTCCCATACCTCCCATCATAGGATGGAACGAGCCCATTCCCATTCCCATAAAAGGATTCTGGTACGGCATAGGACGCTGAGAAGACCCCATAAACATCTGACTGAATAACTGACTCGCCTCCGGATGCTCCGATTCCAACTTCGTTGCAAACTCCTGAAACATCGGCAGCTTAGTTAAACTCGCTAATCCGCTAAACGGCATAGGACGTTGCGTCATATCAGGCTGTGGCGATATGTCGGTTCCAGCCGAAACAGGAGGCGACACCCCACCACCGCCCGGTTGATTGCTGATTCCAGCAATCGGATTAGTCTCTGTTGTAGGACCAAACATCCCGGGAGTAGGGCGAGCATATGGATCAATAGGTTCCGTCGGGGTAGGCGGTCTGTTGCCGGGGACGTTCGGGCCGCGAGTGTCAGGCATGCCCGTTGCATCTTTTAAGTTTCCAGAAACGCCAGAATTGGGCAGCAGCCCACCGCCCTTCAACGCTTCTTCAGGTGTAACGCCCGCTAAAGAGCCGAGAGAAACTTTATTTCCAAAAGCATCCGATAAAAGTGCCCCGCCGCCATACCCCGCAGATTCCGCAGCGACTAAATTAGCAGGACGACCAAACTTTACAAAATCCTCATAACTCATCTCCTCGCCCGGAGCTATATAACGACCCATGTCCCCCGGATCTCGAAGAGTACTCTTGAACGCATTGAAATCAGCCCTGTCAGGACCGCCACCGGGGTTTTGAGCGACTATCGGGCTAAGGGCTCTCTCTTCCGGAGTCATGTTTATGTCCGCCAAAATCCTGCCAACCGATGCGCCAAGACCCGTGTTAATCGGGCCGGTGGATACGCCCAACCCTCTACCCGGCATAAGATTTATTCTACGAAACTCTTCAAAACCCATTTCTCCGGGCAAAAGTTCCTGACTTAACATCCCATTAGCACGGGCTTCTGCCGCCGCCGCTCTTGCTCTTTCATAGGCGGGTTGAATATCCGCTTCTGCCATTGCGGGAGGAAGCGACCCCGGGTTCGGAATAGCTGGAATGCCGCTATCGGAACTGCCACGCATTCCGGGCCTCGGTCTTCTTGGATCATTAACAAAAAATCCATCTGCAAGAATGTTGTCCATCGGACCTTGCGACATGCTTCCGTAGCCATCATTGCCTAAGCCTGTAAACCCTTCGAACCGAGTTCCCTTATAAGGATCCACCATTATAACTCCCCTCCTAAGCTGCCTACACCCTGAAAATTAGGCATCGAAACCAACCCCCCAGAAGCCTTACGATCAATAACCCCAGTGTCTAAAACCCCAATGTGAAAATCATCCTTCGATCCACCCTTTACACCAGTAAATCCCGCACCACGCAACAAATCAGATAAATTCCTCCGATCCGAGGACATCGACTCCAATCGTAAACCCCAGGTCAACGACTTTAAATCATCCAAAACCTGAGCAGAATTGTTGAAATCTATAGTCTTAGTCTCTAACACAGGACCTTCCTCTCCAGAACGCCGATATCTGTGATACTGAACCTGAGCAGTGTTACTGTCCTTGTCAAAATCTACCTTAACACCACGACCCGACGCATCCTCTAAACCACTCAATACAGATAACGTACCAGCCACACGCTCCTCCGGAATAGGCAGCCGCTTATCCCCGCGTAAAAAATTACTCGTGTCTAAATCCGCCTCAATAACACGAGCCCCAGGATTTAAACCCTCCGGATACTTCCGACCCTCACTGAAATATGTAGCTAAACCAAAATTTCCAGAAGGAAGAGCCTTCTCAGGATCAAACTCGTCAAAATCAGCACGAGTAGAATGATAACCACGAACTATATTACCACCCGAAGAACCCACAACATTCGGACTATAACCACCACCACGCAACAAATTAAATCCCGCACCACCGCCAGCCAAACCACTAGCTAACATCATCGCAGAAGTACCGTCCCCGCCAGAAATCCTGCCGTATAAATCCTCCAAACCAGCATCCGCAGAACGAATAGAAGACTCAGGATCACGAAACAAAGAACCTATACCAGAAGATAAATCACGAAACCGCTCCTCTAAACGATTCGCACCATGCCGCGCAAGAGTTCCCAAAAAACCACGATCCCCAGACAAATACTGATCACGCAACGCCTGCCGACGCTCCTCACGGTAATCACTCTCAAAACTATCCATGTCCACGGTACTCGGCCCTCGCTCCTCGGCTGTCGGATGCAGTTTATAACAAACCCAAATGAAAATATAGGGGCGATTTTTCTCGGCACTTGTGCACTGGACACAAGTCCAATGAAATTACCCCCGAATGATTTTACAAAACCATGTATATAAGTCGTATATAGCAGCAGCACCCCCCAAAAAGGGGGGTGCGGGGGTCGGCGCCCGCGACGCGGGCGGGCGCGGGCGGGCGGAGTAACCCCCAAAGATGGCGCCGGATGGATGAAATTAATTGATAAAACTTGTAATTAATTGAGTTTTAGGTGTTGACTATCTGATATTCATGCTCTACATCTATAGATGTAGCAAGGACGCTACGGTCAATAAAGGAAAGAAACAATGGACAAGATCGAAACACTCGGACGGATCGCGGAGCTCGAAGCTCAAATCAAAACGGCCACCAAAGAACGCGATGAGCTGCGCGTAGCATCAGTAGCCAATGGCTGGGCTACATGGTCATACACGGTCCGGATGAGCGCACCATCGCTGGCATGGTGGAAAGAGAACCGCCCAACAGTGTGGAAGAAATACGCTAAGGAAACATCAGTTAAGAAATTCACACTGGTATAATTCAACAGGGGGACCACGGTCCCCCACATTCAACAAAGGAAAGAACAATGGAAACTAAAGAAAAAGAAACAACACTAGGAAACAAACTAAAGTTTAAGCTCGAGTTCATGATGATGATGCTCATGTCGGATCGACGCGACGAAGCTGCGAAGATGTATGATCAGCTGATCGAAGAGTTCGACAAGCTTGCATAAAAGACTTGTAGCCCAGATGGTACTGGGCTACACTCTACTTGTTCAATTAGGAAAGGAAAGAACATGTCTAGATCAATCAACACAATCGCGAAAGAGATTAGCGCAGACTGGAAAAAAGTTTACTTTGGCGCTGCGCCTTATCTTGACGCGATGCACTCCCTTAACAGCATAGAAGACAACTACATCTATGATAGCGGCAAATCCGTTGTGCGTTACTTTCTGGCGAACGCTGGAACATGGCGCGGAGATACCGCCCGTCGCGTCAAGACTGAGTTAAAGGCTATGCTCTAATCAAACCCCGCCCCTGGCTGCTCCGATATCTGGAGTCTACGCGCCAGGGGCTTTTCAATAAGGAAGGAAAGAACAATGGAAACTATATGGAACATCACGCTGGGCTTTGTCATGGGCCTGATCATTGCAACCGTGCTCTTCGGGCCCATCATCATGGGCTGGGTATAACGCCATGAAAATCACAAGTACAATCGAAAGCGGATGGCGCTACGTTTATGACGAAGACTATCAGCGAGCACAATCATATGCGGATAGATTGGTTAACGCTGCGAGTCTTAACCAATGGCATGACAATCGAGGCACACGAGGCTGGCCCAGGGTATCCCTACCCTGGGAAAGAAAAGAAGATAACTTGCTGCTGCGACTGCTGCGCGAGTTCGATGGGCGGGGAAAGAAAAACGTCATCGAGCTATGTATCGCCCAATCACTAGGACGCACCCCAGTATCAGTTCGCACTCGTATCAACGCTCTTCGATAACACAGAAGAATCCCCTGGCTCTTGGGTCAATGAGCCTCTTTCCTTCGGGCCCAGGTGCGCAGCGCCTGGGCCTTTGGCGTTCGGGCCGCAGGGCGCAAGGCGCAAGGCTCGCTCCGCTCGCAAAAAATATGTCAAGGCGCAGGATCGTTGCCACTTGGAAACCTTTGGCAAGTGACAAATAAATTGTTGACAGCTTGGTGGCTATATGCGAACATGAGTCATAGGCAATCAGGCCTATCTCAACAAGGAAAGATGTTATGAGAAAATCTTACGTTTCAGAAACCACCCTGAAGGTTCAAGTCGAAATCGATCTGGGCGAAATTGAAAACCTGATCAGCAGCTTGAGCAATGTGGACACCGCGGATGGTAAAAACTGGCGCGCCAAAGAACTGGTGAGTAAATTGCAAAAGCTCAAGCGCGATGCTGCCGAGGAAGCGCGGCGCGGATTTGAGCGGATGTTAGAGCAATCTTAATTAGGGAGGGGCGGGCCAATAAGCCCGCCCATTTTTTATGGCACATGGAGATCCAGCAGATCGAGGCGGCGCCGATGCTTACTATGGCAGGGCAATTGATCCGCATTACTGGCCCGAGGGAACGTACAAAGGCAAGCGGGTCGAGGCGAAGCAGATGACCGCAGCACAATGCGAAGAGTATTATCAGGCATACTTGGCGCAAGACTTCTTTAAAGACTGGGGATATGAATAACGCCAGGGCCCTTCGGGGCCCTTTCGCGTCGCGCCTTGGCGCTGCGACATAAAACAGAAAAGACAAGGCGCAGGGCGCAAGGCGCAGGATCGACGCGCAGGACGCAAGGCGCAGGAAAAATAAAACTTGCGGACCACTTGCAATCTGCTAAACTCTAAGCATTCAACAGAGAAGGAAACAAACACCATGAAAAGCGCAATCATCTACAACGGGCCGAGCCTATTGGATGGTCAACCAATCGTTGTTATCGCGACATATTCAAACCGCAACACAAAGACGGGAACGGTCGTTCAAACTTACATCTTGTGCCGCGACACGAACCCGCTTGAAGCTTCAAAGACCGGCGCAGATTTTTCAATTTGCGGCGATTGCACAATGCGCGGCGAAGTAACAACGGACCCGCAACGCAAGCAAGCAAAGGGGCGCCGCTGTTACGTTAACTTAGGGCAAGGCGTCTTGATCGTTTGGAAAGCATTCCAGCGCGGCGTATATAAAGACGGGCCCGCTCGGGTCATGGGCCGCGGTCGTTTCGTTCGCGTCGGAACATACGGAGATCCCGCGGCGGTCCCGTCCCACGTTTGGGACGAACTTCTAAGTGAAGCGGATACTTGGACAGCGTATAGCCACCAATCCGGATTCCGTCCCGACCTCGCGATGCAATCCGCCGATGATCATGCGCAAGCGGTCGCGCATTGGAAACAAGGACACCGGACCTTCCGAGTCATTGCGGATCTTGGCGACCTAGACAAGGCGAACGAGGCCCTTTGCCCTGCATCAAAAGAAGCAGGGCGCCGCGCTCAATGCACCGCCTGCAAATTATGCAAGGGCTCGAGCCTAGCAAAATCAATCGCAATAGTGGAACACTAACAAAAGGGGCTTCGGCCCCTTTTTTATTTGTCCAACGCGCCGCTGCGCCTTGCACCGCGGACCGCGGACCGATAACATCAAGGCACAGGGCGCAAGATACCTTCCAAAACAGGGCGCAGGGCGCAGAACAAGGACGCAGGACTGTCAACGCGCAGGACGCAGGGCGCAAGGCACCCCTGCTCAAGGACCTCGGGCCCCTGATCCCCCCCAAATAAAAGTATATCACGCTCCTTGGCCCTCTTTACCAAGAAGAAATTCGCACCACCGCGAGCCCAATATGCCATATTCCAAGCAACTTGATGAGGCGAGAGTTTTATTGCGTTGGAGTTCGCTACCTTCAACTCCATCCAGAAGGGTAAGCCGTCCCATACTAAATGTACATCTGGCACCCCGCCACCGTGCTTGTTTTCAATCCTTGTCGCGAAGCAATTCTTCGGAAGGTTTGTCCTCAATGAGTTCCAAAAATTCGCCTCCGGCCCCTTGCTCATCTGGTGTGATATCCTTTGCTGTTCCTTCTATCACAAAAGCTTGGGGGTATTGCTTTTGCAACGCCGCCAAACGGGCAGTGATCTCATCCCGTGACATCTGATCTATTGTGTTGATCTGCTCCCGCCTATCGACAGTTAAGCCACCCAAAGCAGAGCGGATCTTCTCGGCATTGATAGCCGCAGAAAACTGGCCCGCCTCTTCGGCGCCCGCTGACAGTTGATACAGCCGTTGAAGCTGACCAATAGTGGAGACGCCATAGCGTCGTTGTCTCTCCTCTCGGAGCTCGGTTACATATTCTAAAACGTGCGGGTAGTCTCGCCCATTGAGAAGCTTGGACGCACTGGTGTTGGCAACCTCGGCAGAATAACCTGCCTTGCGGGCTGCTTCAGCGTTTGAGTATATGCCCTCGACAATGTGCCTTGCGAAGGTGCGTTGTCGGTTGGTCAGCGTCCGACCGTGCTCCTCCTCGATCTTCTGTTCAAGCTTTCCCATGGTCACCCCGTTGTTGTTATCCAACAATCTATACCAAGTGATTGGCTCTTTCAACTTTCCTATATAGCGATTTTTTCCCAGCGAAGTGTATCCAAGTGTAACCAGATGTATCCAGATCTGGGCTGTCTAAGCACTATAAATAAGGCTTGGATACGTTTGGATACGGTGGATACGGTATATTTGAATGAAAAAAAAAAAAAAACAAAAAATCTCTGGGGAAGTGTCTATAGTGTAACTCGCGTAACCGCTGCTTGCAAAAAAGTCCTTGACCCGAGGACCGAGGTGCAATAGCTTGCATGTATTCAACAAGTAATCAAGGAAGGAAAGACTTATGAAACTTGAATTAAAATCTATTAAGCATACTGCGTGGGCTTCTGAGGAGACTCATTGTTATCAGGCCAATCTATATGTGGATGGCAAGCCTGTTGCTGTTGTGAGCAACGACGGTCATGGTGGTTGTGACCGTGACTATGATCATCCTAAGTTCAAGGGTGACAGTCGTGATTACCGTGCGGTAATGAAATCTATTGAAGAGTATTTTGAATCGTTGCCTCCTTCACCTTTCAGTTATGAGGGTGCGGATGGTGTTATGGTTCATGATACTTTGCCTCAGACGTTGGAGGCGTGGTGTTGTGATCAAGTCAATGATTTTTTGACGGGTCGTGAATTGAAGCGCAAGATGAAGAGCACTTTGTTGTTTCAGAAGGAGGGTTCGGATGATGTGTATGGATCCAAGTATTATCCTACTGTGACTGATGGCTCGTGGGTCAATGGCCGTCGTATTTTGAACGACATGCCGTTTGCGGAAGCGTTAGAGATTTGGAAGGCGACATAATGGTTTTGCCAAATTTAGAGTTTGCTGTGTTGCGTGTTGCAATTGATCACATGATTGAGCATCTGGAGGATATTTGGTTGGACAGTGATGCGGAGCCTTGGGAGCATGAGGAGCTTCACAGTAGGTTGGAAGCCGCCAAGCGATTGAAGGAGCGGTTTTCATGAGTGCTTATTACAACGAGATAGATCCTTATGCGGCGTCATGGTTGCGGGAATTAATTAAGGCGGGCCACATTGCTGATGGTGTGGTTGACGAGAGGAGTATTAGTGATGTCAGACCAGAAGAGCTTTTTGAATTTACTCAGTGTCACTTCTTCGCGGGGATTGGAATCTGGAGCCACGCGCTCCGCTCCGCGGGATGGGAAGATGACAGGCCTGTGTGGACGGGCTCATGTCCCTGCCAACCTTTCAGCCAGAGCGGCACAAGAAAGGGGGTGCTTGACGAGCGGCACCTCTGGCCTCACTGGCACCACCTCATCGCGGAGTGTCGCCCTTCAACGATCTTTGGAGAGCAGGTTGCGAGCAAAGACGGGCTTGGTTGGCTCGACCTTGTACAAGCTGACATGGAAGGAGAGGACTACGCCTTCGGGGCTTTCGATTTGTGCTCTGCGGGCTTCGGCGCCCCGCACATCCGGCAACGGCTTTGGTTCGTGGCCGACGCCGACGACGCGGGATCACAAGGGCGGTTACATGGGGGGTCGGATACGCAACGGCAAGATCAGCACGGACACGTTGGATGTGGCGGCTCAGTTGGTGGGATGGCCGACGCCGAATGCGACGAACAACGGTCGGGGCGAGGATCCGGACGCGAAGATCAAGCGCGGGATGAACGCGGGGTTGAATCCTGCGGACGCGGCGAGGTTGGCGGGGTGGACCACACCATCAGCCTCGGACGGGACGCGGGGCGGCAGTGGGATCACGGCCAAGATGTCGGGGAGCAGTCTAACTCAGATGTCGAAGATGGCGGGTCCGATAAGACTAACGGCTTCTGGGGAGATGTTGACTGGCTTGGATGCAGGGATGGAAGGTGGAGGCCAGTTAGATCCGGCACATTCCCGTTGGTTGATGGGGCTACCTCCCGCGTGGGACGATTGCGCGCCTATGGCAACGCGATCACGGCGCAAGTCGCGCAAGGATTAATTGAAAGTTATATGGAGACAGAGAATGCCTAAACACACAGCGCAATACATGATCGACGGTGCTTCGGCGCAGATTGAGATAGTTGAAGCCGTTCCAGATCACGGGGGTATAAAAGGCTATTTTAGAACCCTTGCTCTTGCTGATTTTTGTTGGGAGGGGGATCCAGACTGGCCTGTCTTTGTGGCACAGGTCACATCAGTTGCGGATTGTATGTTTGCAGAGTTTAACAATGAGGTTGAGGAAAACGTGACGCAATACATTCAATTTAAAACGGGAGGTGTTTTGTAATGCCTAATCATTGTTATCAGAGTGTGTACCTTCACGGCCCGACCCATTTGATCCAGCACTTACATGCTGCGCTATCGAAGCCGGAGCCTGAGTTTTGCAGCACGATTGCGCCCATGCCGTTTGAGGTGTGGGCCCACGAGGAGAGGCGTCCTGATCAACTCATGCCTGACTGGTACGAGTGGCGTGTTGAGAACTGGGGTACGAAGTGGGATGTCTGCGAGGTTGAGATTATTGAGCCTTTGGCGCATGAAGATGTGTTCGACAAATCGTGGTTTTCGTTCCGCTGTTGGACGGCATGGGGTGCGCCTATTCCGGTGTGGGATAAGTTGCATGCGATGGGCATTGAGGTTCAGGCTGATTATCAGGACGAGGGTGGTATGTTTGAGGGTGAGTATCATCACGGCGAGGATCGTTCGTGGGATCCTGAGATTAAGGAGGAGATGGAAGATGTCTAGTTTACCGTTGAACCAAGAGCAGTTGAAGAATTTTATTTTGCACCATGTACATCTGTGGGCGCAGGAGAGTGTGGAAGAGCACGGCGGAGAGTTGTGGGAGGCAATGGATGTAGAGTTCAGTTCCTTCTATATACAAATGGCGGACAAGTTACGCAACGAGGTGTTGCCTGAGTTTTACAAAGAGGAGGCGGCGTGATGAGTAAGATGAAAGAGTTGTTGATCGAGGAGGAGAAGAAATGATTAGAGAATTTTGGAAACGGCTGACGCGCAAGCGTCGGAGCAATAAGAAGCTGACGCGCAAGGAGCAGATCTTGGGTGAGTTGGACCGAGGAGCGGGGACTGCGAAGCAGTTGTCGGACCGCACGGGATTGAAGCTTACGATTGTTCGGGCGACGATGACCCAGTTACACAAGGCTGGTTTAATTGTGGACACTGGAAAGAAGTCTGGACGCGAGGGCGTTTGGATTGTGAAAAAAAGTTCTTGACTAACGCGCAGAGCGCATGTCACAAACAAGTTACTATCAACTAGAAGCCAAGTAAGGAGAAAACACATGGCAACGAAGAAAGCACCACAAGAGTCTGCATTGGAAATTCAACCATTGAAGCAGGGTCGCGTTAAACTTCGGATGATGGGCACTACCCCGTTGTATTTCAACAGCATGAGCAGCAAGGCTATGCGTGATTTGTTGATTGGTGGGGGTCGCAAGACTGCGGCGCAGAAGAAAGAGATCAAGCACAACCCTGAGCAGGAGTTTCGTGATTCGGTTTACAAGAAGTCTTTTGGGGATACGTTGTTATGTTTCCCTGCTCCAGGGGTCAAGGGCGCGATGGCTACGGCTGCGTTGGAGACTGACGGGATTACGAAGACGAGTGTGCAGCGGTTGATTTTTTTACCTCAGACGCATGTTCAGATATGGGGCAAGCCTCAGTTGAAGATTGACATGGTTCGCTCTGCGGACATGAACAAGACGCCGGACATGCGGACGCGGGCTTACTTGCCTCGTTGGTGTGCGGAGGTTGACATTGCGTATGTTCAGCCGACGTTGAGTGCGTATTCGATTGTGTCGTTGTTGACGAATGCGGGATCGATTGTTGGGATTGGAGACTTCCGACAGGAGAAGGGCCGAGGATCGTTTGGCACGTTCCAAGTTCTGACTGAGGACAGCATGGGTTCATTTCAGAGTGATTGGGATGAGTTGATGTTGGAGGATCGAGCGGTTCAGCAGGATGCGATGGACAACCCTGTGTTTGCGGATGAGCAGACTGAGGAGTTGATGCAATTCATGGCGGAGGAGAGATCCCGCCGTGATATTACTTTAGTTGCGTAAGAAGGATCGGGGGCCGCGAGCCCCCATCCATTTGGTCAAGGTTAGACGGTCTGGGTGAGGTGCGGTCGAGCACGTTCGGTTAGGGCGGGGTACGGTCCGGTTGGGTCAGGTTTGTTAAGGCGGTCACGGTGGTTTAGTTCGGGTTGGGCGTGGTAGGTCAGGTAAGGTAAGTCGGTCTAGGTTGGGTACGGCGGTGTGTGTCGGGTTGTGTTGGGTCAGGGTTTGTTACGGCGGTCATGTTGCGGTTCGGTTGGGTCTTATAAGGCTCGGTTGGGTCGGGTGTGTTAAGGCGGTCGGGGTCACTCTAGGTGAGGTGTGATGTGTTCGGTTAAGTTATGGTCACGGTAAGGCGGTCGGGGTGAGATGTGTTTCGGCTTTATTGGTTTTGGTATCGTATGTTAAGGCGGTCACGGTTCTGGTCGGTTAAGTTGCGTCTGGGTACGTCGAGGTGTGGTACGGCAGGCTAAGGCGGTCAAGGTGTGTTGTGTTCGGGCATGTAGATTTTCGGTGAGGTATGTTCGGGTGAGGCACGGCGGTCAATTAAACAGCTATATAAGGAGAAAAGAAATGGCTGGTTTTCCAAAGAAAGAACGTCAAAGAATTATTGACGAATATCTAGCGGCATCTGGGAACAACATGTTTGTTCCGCACGAGTTTGTGGATTGGTTGGGTGGACAGCCTGATCATGAGGCATATGATTGGTTCTATGGTATGGATGATGCGCAAGCTGCGCGTCAACATCGGATCCAGTTGGCTCGTCAGATGGCGAGTGGTCTAAGGATCGTGGTTCAAGACACGACGACCAATGATCAGGTGGTTAGTTTATCGGTTCGTGAGTACCCTACGTTCATCAGTCCTGTGAGTTTACGCAAGAGTGGTGGAGGGTATGAGCGGTTTGATCCTGATAGCAGTGATGCTCAACAAGAATTACGCAGACAGGCGGCGACGGCTATGGCATCTTGGTTATCAAGATATCGTGGGTGTGCTGAGAACATCGGTTTGGACATGGGTCCTTTGGAGGATATTGCTCAGACGTTGCGGGGTGTTGAGGAGGAAGTTGCGTGATTGAATATTTTACAGCGTTGGTCCTGCATTATGAGGTGCAGGACCATGAGATGGAGACGGTGGTTTGGTTTGAGAACGAGGCTCAATGTCAGGCGGTCATGGATCAGGACATTGCGATGCCGTTGTACGATGAGCTTTATAGTTTGTACGGCAACAACATCATGATGTTTTGTGAGGTGACCGATAAACCATCGAGGGTGGTACGACCGAAGATTAGGCCGGAGGGACTGGGCAATGGGTGACAGTGATTTAACTACATTCCAAGCGGCTCAGTTGAACTGGCTCAAGCGTCAGGTTGATGCGTTACAGGAGGAGCGGTATCGCAGAGATGCGAGGCCCAATGTACAGCGTGAGTTATTCGCTGCGCGTGAAGAACTGGATACATATGTTAAGAACCTTCGTGAAACGGGCAAGCAGATATGAACACACACAAGCGTGATAAGTACGAGGACATTTATCGTCAGGCGTGGTTGGCGCAGAACATCAAGGACAAGGCAGACAATCCGCGTTGGAATGGTGGGATAAGCAGCAGTGCGTTGAACGGGTTCACGAAGCATACGTCGGTGAACAAGGGTGGGCGTCCGAAGTTGTCGTTATCCAAGGATGCGGTGATGTTAAACAAGTTGCTGCAACGTGAGATTTCTTTAAACGATGCGGCTGACATCTTGGGCTTGACCGTTAAGTCTTTGCGTCAAATTAAATCAAGATACGGGTTACCAAGGAGCAAGGATGAAAAACCTTCTGACGTACATTCCAACGCGGATTAAAGAACTGAACCAAGAGATCGATGATATACTGTGGGAAGACACCGCGGATCCGAGGATCGAGCAGTTGGTAGAAGAACTCAATTATTTAAAGAGCCAAGAAGAGAAAGGAGAACTCTATGAGCCAGACTTTTGAGACGAAGAAAAAGTTTCAGTCGGAAGAGATGACTGTTTTGATAGAGGATCTAACTCATTCCGACAGTGCGTTCGGTGTGAATGAAGAGGGTGACGGGGTGTTCTTCGGCACCAGGATCGTTGAGAAGATGGAGCTTGAACCTGGAGACGAGGTTACGGCGCACTGCATTCCTAATTATGTGGACAAGCGGGACGAGATACCGTGGCGCTGCATAAAGATTTCCCACAAGAACGATTAACTTGCAACTTGTCCTCCAGTGGGTTAGAAGTAACCAACAAATGGAGGACAAGCTATGGCTCGTAAGAAGATGAAAGAGAAAGACAAGCAGCAATTTCAGAATGTTGGCTTGATCAAAGAGGATCATGACCTGCTTCGCAAGTTGGCGGACGCAGAGCAGAGGTCCATGGCACGACAACTATCTGTATTGATTAGAAAAGCTATTGCTGAATTAGAGACGGCTTGATATACTTTACCTACTGCTCGAATAGGTTCACGCCTGTGGCCTTATTTGCCCTCATTAACTAACCCCGACCCGGCTAGGATTCGCACTGCAACGGTTGGGGTTATTTTTTTGCCTCATTAGATTTGCCTTTTTTGCCTGCGATTTGGTAGTCCTTTTCTTTGGAGTACCCTCGGATTTGTGTGACGTTGGTGTAGGATTTATTCATTCCTTTGAGCAGGGCTTTTGCTACGTCATCCTCTAGGCCTGTTTGTTCGGCAAGGACCTTGGCCCCCGTATCAAGGGTCCGAAGTCCTTTCTTATAGTCCACCATGGTTTCGATTATTTCATCGTGGGTTTTAGACTTAGCCATTCCCTTGCTTCCTCTCCTAATACTTTGGCGCCAATATCGATCTTGGTTCGAAGGGCCTTGACTATGCGTTCATCGATGCTGCCTTCGCAGATCAGATCGATGTATGTCACGTTGTTCTTTTGTCCGATCCGGTGAGCTCGATCCTCTGATTGGATCCGGGTTTCCAGATTGAAGTCGTTGGCCTAGTATACCACGAGGTTTGCCGCGGTCAAAGTCAGACCGTATCCTGCGGTGGCGGGGTTACCTACGAAGAATCGAAGTGGGTGGTTTGGATTCTGGAAGTTCTTGACGATGTCATTGCGTTCGTCGTCGGTTGTGTCCCCGAAGTATGCCGCAGCGGATCCTTCTCCAAACTTATCGTTCAGCATTTGTGTGATCTGTTGGATGTCGTACCGGAAGCGGGACCAGATGATAGCTTTCCCGTCGTGCTCGTCCATGATCTCGGTCAGGGCATCCATGCGTTTGGATGGGAAGTACAGCATCTCACCGTCGTCGGTCTTTAGATGGCCGGACATTATCTGTTGGAGCCGCAGCATCTGCGTGATTACTGCGGGTGCGGTGACCAACTCACCGTCATCAAGCAGCACCATGGCATGGCGGCGCACATCCTCGTACATCTTGAACTGTTCGGAGGTCATGCCGACATACCTGGCGGTGTAGATTTTGTCGGGGAGATCGAGGCAGTCCTTCTTTAATACGCGGAAGGAGAACATGTCGATCTTGTTGGTGAGCTCGTCGAGATTCTTGAACCCAATGATTTGTTGGAAGGCTGCTTGACCCATGGTCTTGCGTTGCACTACGGCGTAGCGTCCTTGGAACGCGTAGTACGAATCATATCCCAAGAGCCCAGGGCGGAGAAACTCGCACTGCGAATATATATCCATTGGGCTTTTTGTTATGGGTGAGCCTGTCAAGAGTCTTCTATACTTGAACCCCGCAGCGATTTTCATTAGAGCTTTGGTGCGCTTGGCCTTATGGTTTTTGATGGTGGTTGATTCGTCGATTGCGATCATACCGTTTGAGCCCAGCGCACGAGCCATCCATTCCCCCGCATTCTTACCTTTGAGAGATGAGAATGATTCGACGTTCATGACGAAGATGGTCAGGCCGTTGAACTTATCTTTGACTGAGCGCATTTCTTCGGTTTGTTTTTTGTTTGGACTAGACACCCAACGTATGACGCGATGGGGTATATCATCGGACATATGCTCGGGGATTTCTTTGGCTACCCAGTTGCGATACACGCCTTTGGGTGCGATGACCAAGGCGAAGTTGATCAGCCCTGATTGATACAGCATGCCCATGTTGTCGATTAGAACTTTGGATTTACCTGTCCCCATCTCCATGAACAAACCAAACTCGATTCGATCCCACCCGTCATCCAAGGCTTCGGCCTGATGATTAAACGGTGGTAATTTATATTTGTAGTTGACAACCATTATATACCTCCACTATTGTCCACTAACGGATAGCATGGTGCTACCGGATAAATCAACCCTGAAGAGGAAAAACTTTATGAGCGATATATTTGAAGACTTATACGACGAATCGGAGGCGCTCGCGTCTGTCGATACTGGAACCGGAAAGCAGTTAAGTCAACTGGTTCGCAAACTTCGCGCTGTTGAGAAAGAGATCAGCGATGCGGAGGACCACATCAAAGCTATGAAGCAAGAGAAGCACAAGCTTTCGGTCGAGAACATCCCCGCCTTAATGGATGAGATGGGCGTCGAGCGTCTGGATGTGGACGGCTCTGTTGTGGAGCGTAAGATGATTGTTGCTGCGTCAATACCTGCGGCAAACAAAGAGGCCGCGTTTGATTGGCTTCGGTCCAATGGCTTGGATGACATCATCAAGAATGACATTACCGTGTCCTTTGGTAAGGGCGAGGATAATGTGGCGGGCGACGTTGTCGGACTGCTGCAAGAGCGTGGCTTCGATCCGAAGACCAAGACCCACGTTCACCCTTCTACACTCAAAGCCTTCGTTAAGGAGCGCGTGATAGAAGGTAAGCCGATTGATCTCGATCTGTTCGGGGCTTTCATTTCCAATACAGCACAAATCCGGAGGAAGTAATATGGGTGCCGTAGCTAAGAAAAAAAGTGCAGAGTTAAGCACAGATGTCATGGATGACATCCTAGAGTTTGCTGGAGAAGGCGCCGCCTTTGACAGTTCTGAAATGCAGATCCCGTTTGTTCGTATTCTGCAAGCGATGTCCCCGCAGCTTAACAAGCGCGAGGCCAGTCACATCAAGGGTTCGGAGCAAGGTGATCTGTTTAACAACGTCACCATGGAACTGTTCACAGGAGAGGACGGGGTTACTGTCATTCCCTGCTACCAGACTGTTAAGTACCTGGAGTTCGTGCCTCGGGATCAAGGTGGTGGTTTCCAAGGAGAGATTGCTGCAACCGATCCTGTGTTGCAACAGACTTCCCGCTCGGGATCCAAGGAGATCCTGCCCAACGGCAATGAGTTGGTCAAATCAGATCAGCACTTCTGCTTGCTAATTGGAGAGGACGGGATCACGCAACCTGTTGTGATCGACATGAAGTCTAGCCAGTTGAAGGTCAGCCGTCGTTGGAAGACCCAGATTGCGATGCAAAAGGTTAAGCATCCAAAGACAGGGCAGATGGTTCTGCCACCCCTGTTCGCTACGATCTGGAAGTTCAGCACTGTTGAAGAGAGCAATGACCAAGGTACATGGTTCAACTATCAGATCGAAAAGGTCGGGTTGGTTGAGAGCCGTGACCTAATGCTTGAGGCCAAAGCCTTCCGCGACAGTGTCGCTGCGGGCGAAGTGAAAGCTGCACCGGAGGAAGGGGCTTCCACTCCCACTCCTCCATTGAAGGATGATGAAATCCCCTTCTAGCAGCCTTGGGGAGGCGGACGGGTATCCGCCTCCCTTTTCACTTGGGAGCAGTAAATGTCACAATCTAAAAAACTGCTTGCCGCGTTTGCCGGAGCCAAGAATGCTCACGGCACGACATCCGTAGGTCGGATAGGTCGGAACGGTAAGGCAGACTCAAAGAGTAAGATTATCCGCGAGCCGTTGACCGAGGCGCTAGTCAAAGCGCACATCAAGGGTGAGCAGGGGGTTGGGGCTATCCCGATCAACGAAGACAATAAATGTCGGTTCGGTGCTATAGATGTGGATGTCTATGATCTGAACCAGAAAGAAATGCAGGACAAGATCCAGAAGCTCAAGCTTCCGCTGCTGCATTGCAGATCTAAATCCGGAGGCGCCCATCTCTATTTGTTTCTAAAGGAGTGGGAGCAAGCAGCCGTGGTCCGAGAATACCTGACCGAGATGTCGATCATGCTTGGGCACAGTGGCGTTGAGATTTTTCCAAAGCAGGACACGATCATTGCCGAGCGCGGTGATGTTGGAAACTTTATAAACATGCCGTACTTCAATGCGGAAACCCCGCAGCGGTATTGCTACAATCCCAACGGCGAGGCCATGGAACTGGATGAGTTCTTGGATGCGGTGGAAAAGAACCGGGTTGAGTTGGCTGACTTGGAAGCCTTGCGCAGCACGACCAAGGTTCGCAAACACTTCGACGATGGTCCTCCCTGCATACGCAACATCTTTTCGGACGGGCCACAGAGCGAGCCGAGGAACAAGCTTTTGTTTTTCATGGGCGTGTACTGCAAGAAGAAGTTTCCGGATAGTTGGCAAGCCTCCCTGGAGGAATACAACCGCACGTTATTCTCTCCGCCCCTTCCATCCTCAGAGGTGCTGACCGTAATCAAACAGCACGAGAAGAAAGACTGGGGGTATACCTGTAAGGACGAACCGTTCAAGTCATACTGCGATCCATCTCTGTGCGTCTTGGCAAAGCACGGGATCAGCGATGATGCGCCTGATGCGCCGCAGGTTGGTGGGCTTACGATCATGTTGTCTGAGCCTCGGTTATATTTCATGGATGTAAACGGGTTGCGGATTCAGTTGGGCTCAGAGCAGTTGCAGAATCAAACGCTGTGGCAGCGAGCTTGCATGGAGCAATGTAACTTTATGCCGCCGACTACTAAGCCACAGAAGTGGCAGCAGATGGTCAACAGTTTGATGAGCCAAGCAACGTACATCGATGTGCCGTATGAGGAGACGATTGCGGGTCAGTTTAAGGAGCACTTGTTTTCCTACTGCACCAGTCACATTCGCGCCATGGCTCCAGAAGAAATCGAGATGAATAAACCGTGGACCGATGGTGGTGTAACGAAGTTTAAGTTGGAAGGCCTGTTGGAGTATCTGCACCATCGAAGGTTTGTTGGTCAGACCCGAGCGCACATTATCCAGATGATACGGGACATGGGCGGGGACAATGGGATCCAACATGTTACTAAAAAGAAAGGGCAGCGGACAACGATACGATGTTGGTATGTCCCTGCTTTTGAAGAAGATGAAACCGAATTGCCTGTGAAGGAGATATCAAATGACATCCCATTCTAATCGCTTGCTCCGAGTGGGGGAAGTTGCGGACCTATTGGGTGTGTCGCGATCCTACGTCTACAAGTTAGCGCAGACTACAGATAACTTTCCGAAGCCCATTGTTCTGGGGGACGAAACAAACAAGCGGTCCTCTAGCCGTTGGGTTCTGTCCGAGGTTGAAGATTGGGTAAACTCAAGACCAAGGGGCAAAGAGTATGATACCTAAAGCGGAACTGGTGCTTGGTCCTCCAGGGACAGGCAAGACCTACTACCTGATACAGCAGATCAAAGCTGCGTTGGAAAAAGGAACGCACCCATCAAGGATCGGCGTGATTTCGTTCACGCGTAAAGCCATCGAGGAGATGGTTGCTCGGGCCTGTGATGAGTTTAACCTGGAGCCAAAAGACTTTCCGTTTATGAAGACGAGCCACTCGTTCGGGTTTCATGGACTGGGGTTGCAGCCTCAAGACATCATGACCAAAGAAGACTACGACAACATAGGACGGGAGCTCGGCCTGACGTTTGAGGGTAAGATGCGTATGTCGCTAGAGGATGGCTTGTCTTTGCCCACGATTGGAGGATCAGGGTCCAAGTATCTGCAACTGGAGAACCGAGCTCGGCTGCGGATGATTGATCTGAAACGTGAGTTCAATGATGCGGGGGACCGTGATTTGTTTTTCCCGAAGCTTGTGCAGTTATCCAAGCAGATCGAAGAGTACAAGTCGGCGACTAACAAGTACGACTTCGTGGATATGATTGAGAAGTACATACCGTTGGGAGAGGTGCCGAACTTGGACTTCATGTTTATCGACGAGGCTCAAGACTTTACTCCGCTGCAATGGCAGATGGCTGAGAAGATAGCGGACAATGCCGATCAGGTTTTTATTGCGGGAGATGATGACCAAGCTATCCACAGGTGGACAGGTGTAGAGGTCGAACTGTTTAACAAGAGTACGGATAAGGTAAAAGTTCTGGAGAAATCCTACCGTAT